TTATTCGAATAAATCCAGATTCTGGTCTAGATGAAACTTAAGCTTTTCCTCGCCGTTTACGATACTGCGGATTGTTCTAATAGTCACGCCAAATTTACGGGCTATCTTTGAGCGGCTTTCTTTTTTAGCAGCAAGCTCACGGATCGTTCTATTACGCATTGCAATCGTGATTGTTGTAGCCATAGGTACTTCTATTGAAGTGTTACCCAAGTGCTCTGAGAGCAGCTGTAACTTAGAATAACCAATGATCTGTGAAAGTTCATGATGAATGCCTAAAGCGTGTTTATGGGGCACGAAAACTAGAATGCCGCCATAACTTTCAATAAGACTTAAAGCTGGTTTTACGCCAATGAGCTTCGCCACAAATGCAAAGTTTTTAGGCATAAGTGCAATGAGTTCTTCATCTGAAAATAATTGTTGTGCGTCGGTAATGTGAGGACGATAAACCATAATTGCTCCCGCTGTTATCCCATGTTAAGATTTAGCAGTCTTATGATTTATCTCCTCTTGCTTTCGTCGGTGGGTGGAATTTAAAACCTCAGTGTTGGCGCACTGGGGTTTTTACTTTCTTATTGTTCTGTTCTTTCAATGCCGCAACGTTTGCACCATTGTCTTAAGTGATTAATGATCATGTCTGCGTGATGACTGCTCATAAATTGCAAGGCACTCACACCAACTCTTTTTTCTACAAATTTTGCTAAAGCTTTTTCACTACTGTTTCTGACCTGACCAGCCCCATGAAGCTGTAACCATAAATGACGGATTAATTTACTTTGGTCGTCATTAGCTAAATTTTTAACTCCAGATTTATTTTTTGATTCAACTTCAAAGCCAAGTTGTTTGAAGCGATCCAGCACAGCTTCAAGCTGTGCTAGGTTCAAATCTTTTGAACTGGTTTTACCAGTAGTGCTGGTAAGAATGTCTCGGTAAAGCTCATCATCTAAATTAAGCTTTGTTTTTCCCACATGGATTAGCTTGATCAGATTAGCTTTCTTATTGAATTTCATTTCACACCGTCCCTTGGAATGCTTGGAACAAACCTATAATTGCTAGAAAGGCCAATGTGATTGATGCACCTGCTTTAAACTTATATGAGCGTTTCTCAAATATAGTTAAGCCAGTTTTGTTTCGAGTGGTCCACGCCAATTTAGCCTCTTTAAAGCAAGAACCTAAGCCCATTAGAAAGACCGCAAAGTAAGCCAGTACAGTTGCCCAATTCAGCAATTCATTCATGTTGGTGCTCCCAACTTTTCGTATTGCTTGCCACCATTCATAGCTTGATTAAGTTTTGCTGACTTTCCAGATTGTTTACCCGCATGATAATCATTAGCTGCTCTATCATTGAAAGCTTTGCCTTTGTTTCGATCTTTAGGTGTAAATGAACCAAGCTTTCCGTGAGCTTTATCCATATATTTTTTTATACGTTCAGTGGTATTTGCTGGTACATCAATATCTAAGTCAGTTATTAAATGCTTAACTGAATCAACCCAGCCCTCACAGAACAAATCTGCACGACGTACCTTGTTCTTTTTGACCGATACACGTTTTAAGCTGTTTTCAATAAAGCTTTTTCTTGAACGAATCACTTGGCGATATAAAACATCAAAAGTGTAAGATGCAACTTCTGGTGCTGGATCGACACCAATAAATGTCCATGAAGCTTTAATACCCCAAGTACTGCTACCAGAACTAAAAATAGGTTTGCATTGCATGGCTCTAGCTATAGTCATAACTAAGCTTGCTTCCCACGCTTGAGGAACCTTTGTTGCTTTACTTTCGCAACTAGCTTCAACGATATCGAGTAGATCAGGATCAATCTGAAATTCGCGCATCAAAGCCTGTGCTTGACGTAGTGCAATTGCAGCTTCATTTTCATTGGCTGATTTAGCCAATGCTAAACATTTTTTGATTTTTAGAATTGCTTCTTCGCGGGTCATGCTCATTATGTTGTCTCCTTAATACTTTCAATCACTTCAGGTGGTAACTTTTCTAAATCTTCAATGCTGATCATTATGTTCTCGCTGCTCATCAGTACTGGACCACGACATCCAGCAGACACAGGCACGAATGCCTGTGTTTCGCTTATGCTTGAAGTGTGTTCAGAGCTATATCAATGGCACGTTGTTGAACTGTATGCCGTGAAATTCTCTGACCAGCCTCATTCAAAACGTGATACTCGAACCATCCGCAAATGTTGTATTTACGGACAACCCTTAAACCGTTCTTTTCAAGCATGTCTAAGCCCTTAATTTTTGTTGCCATTACTAACAGCCTCTTTAAGTGCTTTTCCTGCTTTGAAGGAAGGTACTTTTGCTGCAGCAATTTGCAGCTCTTCGCCAGTTTTAGGATTGCGGCCTGTACGAGCAGCGCGTTCTTTTACGGAAAAAGTGCCGAAGCCAATCCAAGAAACACTTCCGCCTTCAGCTAAAGCAGCAGCGATTGCATCTTCCACTGCTTGTAGTGCAGCTGCTGCCTGTGATTTAGTTAAATTAGCGTCCATTGCGATGTTTGCGATTAAGTCAGATTTATTCATGGGTAGTATTTCCTTCGGTAGTTGCTTGAGTTTGGTTAAGTGCTGCACATGCGATTTCTGCATGTTCGTAGCGGTAGAAATGGCCAACTAAAACATCGTACTCACGGACGATTGCAAACAATGCTTGCGGATCATCATTTAGCTGTGGTTCAAGTGATTTAACTGTGTACATGTTGATAGCCTCAGTTTTAGGTTTAATGAGCAGCTGTAGCTGCTGGATCAACGGTTTCAATTTCATAACCAAAGTTGTTGCGCTGTTTAAGAGTTGCACCAATTTCAGCTATTAATTCAGGCGTGAGTTGTTTGATTGACTCCTTATCAGGTTCGGTTTTAGTACGGATGCAGTGTTCAAGCTTTAATTGCTTGAGCATCTGGCAAGTAAAAACAGGATCAGGAATAGTCACACTGGTTGATAAACGGTAGCCAACCGAACCGTGTGTCAACTTTTTACTTTTGATTTGCAAAAACTCATTTTTGCGGTGATCACAAAATTCTTTAAGTTGAAGTTCATACGCCTTAACTCGTTCCAATAGCGGTTTAAGACGTTGTTTGGTTGCTTCCTTGAGCTTGTCAACCTGTTCATTACAAGCAGCTTCTTCAAGTGCAATGTCACGGTTGATAACAGCCATTTGTGCCAATGTTTGATCAACTGCTTCCCAACTTTGAAGTTGTGGTTCTTTGAGTGATTTACGTGCCATTAGTTTGTTTGCTCCTGTGTTTCAGCTGCTTTTAAGCGTTGGTAGCACTGTTCTAAAGTTTCATCTGGTAGTTTGTGTTTAACGACATGCGCCATAAGTTGTTCTTTTGGAATGTTCTTCAGCCCACGTTCTGGCTGCTTCTCATTCATTTGGACAAAGCCCATCATTTCTTTAAAGTTGGTGTTTGGACGTTCATGTTTTTGACGTTCATGTTCTGCTTGCTCAGCTGCACGTTCAGCTTCAGTTTTAGCTTGTGGTCCAGCATCTCGACGCTCTGTTGGTACAGGCGCATTTTCTGGCTTGAATGAACTGATCACTTCATATAGATATCCGTGGTTTTTTAGAGGCAATTGCAACTTGCCTTGGTCACGACGCTCAAGCATTGTGTTGATTGCCCAGATCCATGCTGCTTTAGGAGCTGGGTAACTGTGGTGACCACGTTTGATTTGCTGCGCATTAATATCCGCAGCAATTTCGCCAAGTAACTTAGCTGTGCGTTCAAAAGTAAGCTCACGATTTTGAGAGCGGAACATTCCCAAGTACTTGACCAGTGGCGTAGCTAAATCACCAACCAGATTTAGTGAAGCAACGAAAGCTTTGCTTGCTTCACCATGCCCTAATAGGGCATCTAGGCTGTTTGTTGCTCCGCATGCTGGACATCTAGTTTTCATAGCGTGTGTCACCTGTTGCAACCATCAATGCATGAGCATGGGCTTTCCATTCGGCTTCAAGTTCAGCGTTTTCACCAAACTCACGAATATTGTCATGGACATGGTCAATAGTTTTTTCTGCACAAAACTGAGCAGATTCTTTTGGTACAAGCACATAATCACCACTGACCAATTTGTCTAAATCCTTGGGAAAATGAGCGCGTTTTTGTTTGAAGTTCATAGACCACCTCGGAAATGTTTGGATTTGCTTTCAACTGCTGTTTGACAGTCAATGCAAAGCTTTACATTGCCCAGAGCGCGACGACGCTCTGGAATTTCGGCACCACAGTCTTCACATTCATAGTTACTGACTTGGTCAAAGTGTTTAATGTTGGCAAGTGCATGGTCTAAATCTTGTTCAGACAAAGTGCTTGCTACATCTGCAAAATCAGCCATTGCAACCTCCAAATTTGCTTAATGCATCAAAACCAGAACAAGCAACGATCATGATCGTGACGCAAATCCAGACAGCGAGGTATGTCTTATCCATTGCAACCTCCTAGCACAGCCATCACTACAGCGACTGCAAAAAACCAAACTGCAAAGTTCACAATCAGTAAATTTCTTAAATTAAATTTCATGGCTTAAACCCCCATCACGATGTCGCGTGTGATAACGTCCTCGCCGATTTCTGCTGCGAGGTTCATAGAACTGGTAATTAAGTTGCCAATGGCAAGTGGATATAAAAGTGAGCGTGTGGTTTTGCCAGCGCTATTGATTTGAGTTAGACGGTCAACAACTGCTTGAATGCCTTCTTCAGTGATGATCGACTCCAGTTTTTTATCGACGCTTTTAACTCGGTGTTGTAAGTACTCAACTAATGAAGTATTTGTTAAAGGTTCCAGTGTCACACTCTCACAACGCTGTACAACTTCACGTACCGCTGGGTTGCGCTCACTTAATTTGTTTGCAAGTTCTGGCTGACCGATTAAGACGATCCCAATTAGTTTTTTGTAGCCGTCCTCTAATTCAAAGAAACGCTTTAACTGTTTAAGAGTAGCGATTGGCAAGCTGTGAGCTTCTTCAATCACTAATAAATGGCTATAACCAGCTTCACTTGAATTTTTTAAAATCATATGTACTTGACGGAAACGAGCCTCGGCAGACATGCGTGGTTTCTCTTGACCAGCACTAACCGTATTAATAATTGCTTCAGCAATATGGCTTGATTTAAGTGTCTTACCTTGAATGTCATTATCTTCAGTCGCAATGACATATGGTTCGATAATCAAAATTGGTAATTTTTCACGACGAATACGATCTAAAAGGTCGCGTCGTAAAGTCGATTTACCTGAACCTGACTCACCTGAAATTGCAATGAATCCGCCATGTTTAGCTGTCTGATATAAGGCTTGACGCACATAGTTGATGTCGCTATTCAAGAATAGTTCTTCAACTGCACGAACTTCATTTGTGAAAGGGTTGTCAAACAAGCCAAAATGTTTTTTAGCTTGTTGAGTCAACGACTGTTTTGCGAGCAACATGGCTTGTTCGTCCTCATTTAAAAGTTCATTAATTTGTTTGTTTCCGTGTCGTGCTACTAATGCGCGATACACATGGTCTAGTTCTCTTTCACTAGCTGCCTCTGAGCCAAGTCTTTCAAGAAGTGTTTTTTGTGGTGGTGCATCAAACATTTCATTAAATGCATCATCGATTTCTGACTCGCTAATCTTTGCGTTGACCAAGAACTCTCTAAAACGGGCTTTCACAAAATCAGTATTCTTCTTCGGCCATCTAAGGCAGTTGATGATGATGTTGATCGATGACGGGCTTAGCTGTACGTATCGAGCTAAATCAGCTTGTATAATTCCGTTGTCTAAAATGAGGTCCTTAAGTTTTGTCGAGCAGTCTTTTTGTTTCATGGTTGCTCCTTAACCAACAACACGAAGTTGTGGCCGTTGTTGTGGAAGTTCTTGTTCAGCCTTTATTGCTTCAGCAATTTCACGTACTGCATCGGCAGGGACTAAACCATCTGGATAAGATTTTTTGAGGGCCTTGTAGTGATCCGTGGTCCACAGGTCACCAATTAAGCCTCGGATTTCTTTTGCAGCTTCTACTGTTGAAATAGGTGCAGATTCACGACGTTGTATTGGTGTAGTGACTTGCTCACCAGCACGTTTGATGTAAGTCGGAACTTCAACCGCTGCAACGTCTGCCATAGCATTGAGCTGACCGTCATAGGCTGGTTTCTTCTTGGCAATTGCTTTATCAACTTGCTCAAGAGTTTCAGCGTCATAAGCTTTTTTAAGTATGCGTTTGCGGTTTTCATCAATTTTGCTTTGAGGCATTGCCTTAATTTCTTCGCCGATGATTGCTGCATCATTTCCAAAGCCAACCCAATCAACTTGCATCGGTTCGCATGTGAAAATGACCTCATTGCCGTGTTGATCTTTAGTCAATACATCGATGCATGGCGCACGGTATGGATTCACTACAATCTGCAACTTAGCTTTCGGGTAAACCCCATCAACATGACGAACGTCATAGTCTTGTGAGCCATAGCCTTGAATGGCATGACTAACCGTAAGATTGGCTTTAACTGTTTTTTCAACTGGTACTGTGCTGATAAGTTCACGGCACAATTCCATTGGTGGAGCAATGCGTAATTGTTCAGGCTTAATGGTTTGCCAAACAGCATTACGGCTGCGCTTAGTACGGCTATGAATTTTTGTTTCATTCCAATACATGCGCCATGCAGTAGCTTGGGCATTTAACTCTTGGATATTGTTGATCTGCATGAAACGCAGTCGGCCTTCAAACTGTGTTTCAACAATATTTTGAGCGTTTTCAACTTGGCCTTTTGCTTGTGAATTACCAGTTGCATGGGGTATAAAAGTTACATCTAGGCGCTCAAGTAAATTTCTGAATAAGCCACTGGTGTTTGCACAACCTTTGTCTGTGTAAAGGATGTTTGGAACACCGTGCATCGGCTCTTGAGCAGAACGCTTTTGAATTGCGTTTAAGAAAATCTCAATTAAGTTTTCAGAGCTTTCACTGCCATAGACATACTCAACATAAATTGAGCCTGAGAAGTGATCGGTCATGACATAACGAATCACACGGTCATTTTCGATTTTCTTCACATTGGCAGGTTTGTTCTTGTAGAACTTCTTCTCATCCATCACTTGCATACCGCCTTTAGGCAGGTAAAACAAAACACAGATAGAGGCATCGACTTGCCAAACGTGGTTCGGGTGTAGCGATTTTTGCTGTGTATGTGCCGATGGTGTTGCAAGTTGTTTTGGGTGACACATGTTTTGTTTCATGACACGCGCAACTGTTGCTGCTGATACTTTTGGTGCTTTACCGTCAGCGATAAGCATTTCCAGTGCAGTAGTCATCGGCAATGTCTTTTTACCATTGGCACGGGTTGCTACATGCACCATACCGCCGACCATTTCAGCAACTTCTGTCGGCACAACTGTTTTGCCTTTATCAGAGCGTTGTTTACGTTCAGATTTAAAACCTACTTTTTCAAGTTCACGGTAAAGTTGTGGCTTGCTAAGACTTAAAAAGTCGCATGCAGTTTTAACAATCGCAGCTTTCCCACCAAACTCGGCAGCTGCAAGTTTGGCTGCAATTTCGCGCAAGTAATCTTGTTTTGCTAAGTTTGGATTTGTCATGATTACTGCTCCACGTTTGTTGCATCAAATGCAGCAGCGTCTTGATCCGCAGGTAACCATGCTGGGTTTACCATCGTTTCAAAATCAATTTGGATTCCAAATTCAACACTAGTTTGGGCAATCTGTTGAAATGCGCTGATAACGAGGGCTTCTAGTTGTTCTTGGATGTTGTAAAGGCCATGCTCGTTAATGGTGTCTAAAACAGAGTTGATAGTGTTCTTGAAGCGCACTGTGTCGTTGTGCATTGTTAAACATGCGCTGGTGGCTTCTTCTAAAGCCTTTGCAGCAATGAGTTGCTCTTCAGATTCAGCACGCTTTTTGATTTGAACTGGACTCTGAAGCTTGGTGAGCTTTGCATCTAATTCATTAATCTTTTGGTCTTTCTTTTGAAGAAGTAAGTCAGCAGCTTCCTTATCAGCTTTAATTTTGCGAAGTTCGTCTTTTAATTCGCGTGCCGACATGGTTTCAATACTATCTAATGAAAGCTCTCCAATGCTTCCACCTTGTTCGATGACTTGTATTTCGTCGTCATCCAATGTTACAAGCTCAAGCAATTTTGTTTGATTTCCAGCTTTCTGCAAAAGCGAACTCGAATTCGTTTTTGAGAATTTCAATACCGCTGACATGAATTTTTGTGCCATACGTGGGGTGAAATTCAACATCTCAACACGCTTATTAAATTCACCATGAGGGGTGATTTCTTTTAAAATTAATAAGCGTTTGCCAAGCTCCATAACAGCTTCAACAGTACGTTGTTGGAAAAAGCGAATTTCATCTTCCAATGCACCTACAGTTAAGGCTCCTTCATAACCAAGTTGCGTTGCTAAACCTGCAACAGCCTTTGTGTGATTTTGAATTTCAACTTCAGTAACTACTTCATTACTCATAACGAACCCTTATTAAAACTGTGTTTGTAGACGTTGCTTGTATTCATCAATACGAGCTTGCATGCGGTCACATTCTTCTTTGCATGAAGCGCCGAAACGAATTGCCATCATGCTTGGTGCATAGTTGCCGTTATCGCGTTTTTCAGCCCAGCCGTTTGCTTCCAGCGTTTGTAGTGCCCGTGTGATAAATGTTGGTGACTCATTTAGGCTTTCAGAAAGTTGTTTATTACTAACGCCAGTAATGTAGTGACCACGTAGAGCGAATAAGACTGATAAAACTTTTCCTGCCGATTTATTTGTTGAACTCATGCCCATCTCCTTGAGTGAACTTGATTGACATTAGTTGCTGTTTAAGAACTTCATTGTCTTGTTCCGCGAAGAACCATTGGACATATCCGAAGGTCGCTACGAAGACGATTAGGTAACGAAATGCAATACTTCCTAATTGTTTTTGTCTCATCTCTTTCCCCGTGTGCAAAAATGTGCGAATATGTGCGAAGTAACTAAACAGTGACTTTTTGTTTAGGCTCTGGTTTTAGTCCGAGCGCAACGGCAATCTTGTGGGCACGTCCAAAGTTTCCTTTAGATTGACCGTTGAGTACTTTGTAAACTTCTTGTGGGGTGAAACCTTTACTTTCAGCCCATGATGAAACAGGAATACCTTGTTCAATAAATTCCTGTTTAACTTCTTCGGGAGTTTTTAGGTGCATATTTAGTTTCCTCTGTGTGTCTAAAGTTGCATTAAGTAGAACTTATAGCACCACATTAGTAACTATTTAGTTACTTGTCAACATTATTGGAGTGTTTTTTGTGACTATTGGAGCAAGACTTAAAGAAGAGCGTGAGCGACTGGGTTATACGCAACCAGTTTTTGCTGAATTAGCAGGCACTACCAAGAAAAGTCAGATCGATTACGAGAAGGATTTGACACAACCAAAAGCGGGATATTTAGCTGCAATTGCCGAAGTTGGAGCAGATATTGGTTACATAGTAACGGGTAATAAATCACCACAGTTACAAAATAGTGACTTTGCTTATGAGTTTGACTTAGTCAATGTTTATGATGTTTCGGTGTCTGCTGGTGATGGTGCAGTTTGTTTGGGTGAAACAGAACCTACTAGCCGTTTGGCATTTAGAAAAGACTGGCTCGCAAGACATGGGCTTTATGCTAAGGACTTAGTCATCGTTTATGCCAAGGGCGATTCAATGGAGCCAACTATTCATGATAAGGAGCCTTTATTAATCAATACGATTGATAAAGAATTAACTGATGGTTTTATTTATGTTGTAAGAAATCACGAAAATTTCTGGGTTAAACGTGTTCAACGTCAATTTAATGAATTGTTATTGTTGTCAGATAATGAAAAATATTTACCCATGAAACTTGATTTAAATGAATCAACAGATGTTGAAATTATTGGCAGATGGATACCACCTAGTCGCGGGACTTTCTATTAATATGAAAAATTTAATTATTATTGCTGGGTTCTTATTATTGGCAGGCTGCTCCACTCAAAAACAACCGCAGTCAGAACCTCCTTATGTGAAACAAAATTATAGTGAGTCTGATCCTGCTGCGAAATTGAGTGTTTCTCAATTTACTGGTGTAGTTAAAAGTATTTATCCTGCTTATCAAATCAGTCATTCAAACGATGGTGGTGAAGTAAAATTCTTACCAAATGATGTCAAAGCAGATACTAAATTTGTGCCAAATAATAATTGGTACAGTATTAAAATTATCAAAGAACCAAATACTGAAAATTGGAAAGGTCTTATTGTAGAAGTTTTTAATAAAGGCTCATTTGAAGAATCAAAAGCTGTTGCTGCAAAAGACTGTCAAAAGATTTTTGGAAATATTGATAACCGTGTACCTGCTGTACTTTATGACCTTGAAAATCGGTTAAATCAAAGTCCAAATGCTTCAATCTCTAACCGTCAGTATGGTTATACTTTCCACTTAGATGCAAGTCACTACAATCAAGGTTATCCAGTAACTTGTATGGTAAGTAACTAGAACCCAAAACGGAGCGGAAGCATTTCCGCCTGATAAAAAAATAGTTCAGATTGCAACATAGCCTCATCATTTGATGAGGTTTTTTTATGTCTATCACTTTTGATGAAGTGTTTGAACGGACTATTGGTCATGAAGGTGGCTATGTAAATAATCCTAAAGACCCTGGTGGGGAAACCAATTGGGGTATCACAATAAAAACAGCGCGAGAAAATGGGTATATCGGTTCCATGCGCTATATGAAGCGTGATCAAGCAAAAGAGATTTACCGTAAAGCATATTGGGAGCGCGCGAAATGCGCACAATACAATTCTGCAATTGGTTTTCAAATGTTTGATGCTGCTGTTAATCATGGCATTGGTAATGCAGTTCGTATGTTACAACGTGCAGTTGGCGTTGCTGATGATGGTGTAGTTGGTGACATTACTTTAGGGGCAATTAATGAAAAATCGCTGGATGATGTCTTGGTTTTATTCAATGCTGAGCGCCTAGAGTTTTATGCAAAACTAAAAACATTCAAAGACTTTGGCCCCGGTTGGACTCGTCGCGTTGCAAGCAATTTACGATACGCAGCTGGAGATACACCATGAATAAAAAATATAGTGTTTCTCCTCAAGAGCTTTCTCGTCGTTTACGACAACAAAAGAAAGAACTTTTAGCGAACAATCCTAAGAAAATTATTGAACCTCAATATATTCAAAGTGTTCATGGCTCTACCATGCAATTTGGGGTCTTGGTACACAATTGGCGTACAGGTTGGAAATGGTTTAGTAACGTTGCCTTTGCTGGCATTGTGGCTGTTCAAACTTTTTATGACACATTGCCACCAGAATTAATTGCAACATTACCAGCAGACGCCCAATCCAAAATAACTTTAGGTTTGGCTGTTTTGGGACTTGTTGGCCGTTTTATAAATCAAAGTAAACCTAAGCCTTTGCCTCCAGCATCTGATGCTTTTAAGGAGGATGCATGACAATACAGCTTGAACCTTATCAAATATTTATCATTCTCTCGACTGTGATTAGTACAGTCTGGGGAATGTTTAAACTGTTAGGTAATCAAATTAGTAATAGTATTCAGCAGAACTTTGAATCAACAAATCAAAAAATTGAAGAAGTATCTCGTCAACACTTGAAGGGACAAGAAGATTTGCGAAAGCTTGAACGTGAGTTCCTTCAGTTTCAAGCTGATATGCCATTTCGCTACATTGCCCGTGATGATTATATTCGCGGTCAAACCATTATTGAAGCCAAGCTGGACGCTGTCGCCCAAAAGCTTGAAAAAGTACAAATTAAACAGGGGTTAGAATAATGTCTTTTGATATGCAAAAAATTCGTCGTGAAGGCATGCGCTGGCATTTGCTCAATGCCTTAGATAAAGCACGCCCTTTAGGTGCATTGGATACTTTATTGCTTGATGTAATGCGCGCCTTGTATCCCGATACAACCCCACAAGAATTACATGTTCAATTGGACTATTTGGAAGAACGTAAGCTAGTTGAAATTAAAAAGCAGCCTGATGGTCATTGGCATGCAAAGCTTGATCGTTTAGGTATTGATATTGTGGAATACACAATTGATTGCCAAGCTGGTATTGCCCGTCCAGAAAAATACTGGAACTGAGGTGACACATGGCAAGAGAGTCGTCAATTGATCTACTAAGTGCTGAGGATAAAACTTGGCTTGATAAGCGGTTTATGGATCAAGGTTTTTGTGGTTATGAAGAAATTGCAAAAATCCTGCAAGAGCGTGGTTACAACGTCAGCAAGTCAAGCGTACACCGTTACGGTCAAAAAGTAGAACAAAAACTTGCTGCGGTTCAGGCCAGTACACAAGCAGCCATGATGATTGCCGATGCTGCGCCCGATGATAGTGATATGCGAAGCTCTGCTGTTTTATCGCTGGTTCAGACTGAATTGTTTAATGCGCTTATTGCTTTGCAAGAATCAGAAAATCCTGATGCAGACCCGGCAGATCGCATCATGCTTATGGCAAAAGCTGGTAAAGGTATTGCGGAAATTGCCAAGGCTTCTGTGAACCAGAAAAAGTGGGAATCAGAAGTTAAAGAGCGAGTGCAAGCTGCTGCTAAAGAGGTGGATAAGATTGTCAAGAAAAGTGGCTTATCCAAAGAAACAGCTAATGAAATCCGTAAACAGATTTTAGGGATAACAAGTTAATGTCAAATAACCCTCTTCATGAATCACTTGAGCCTGATTTTTTTAGTGATGTGCCAGCGGTACTATTAAAGTATCAGCAAAAATGGGTGTCTGATAAAACCCCACTGAAAGTAGCTGAAAAATCACGTCGTATTGGTTTGACATGGGCTGAATGTGCCGATGCAACACTTGAATGTGCCAGTGATCGAAATGCAGGTGGTCAAAATGTCTATTATGTTGGGTACAACAAGGATATGACAGTTGAGTTTATTCAAGCCTGTGCAATGTGGGCAAGGGTCTATGACTTAGCTGCAAGTGAACTTGAGGAAGGTATTTGGGAGGATGGTGATAAACAGATCCAGACTTATATTATCCGTTTTCCAAATTCTGGATTTCGAATTGAAGCTTTAACCAGCCGACCATCCAACTTACGTGGGCGTCAAGGTCGTCTAATTATTGATGAGGCAGCATTCCATGATGATTTGCCGGGTTTGCTTAAAGCTGCTTTAGCGTTCTTAATTCTTGGGGGGTGTGTCAGAGTAATTAGTACTCATGAAGGTGAAGATAATCCATTTAATGAACTGATTAACGAAATACGATCTGGTAAGCGTAAAGGGTCAGTCCATCGTATAACCTTCTCTGATGCTGTAGCTCAAGGTTTATATAGTCATACCGTTTGTTTACGTAAAGGCATTGCTTATGATCCTGATGAGGAAAAAGAATGGGTTGATGATGTTTATGGATTTTATGGCGATGCAGCCAATGAAGAGCTAGATGTTGTTCCCTCCAAAGGTGGTGGTCGTTGGCTGCCACATTCATTATTAGAGAGTAAGAAAGACAGCACAGTACCAGTCATCCGTTTTCATGCACCTAAAGGTTGGGATGACTTTAGCAATGTGAGTGAAGAGGCTCGAAATGCTGAAGTGCTGGAATTCTTTAATGAACATTTAAAGCCATTGATTGAAGCTTTACCAAAAAAAACGACCAGTTACTATGGTCTAGACTTTGCCCGTAAAGTCAATGCCTGTTCATTCTGGCCGTTGATAGAACAGCCCAATACTAGAAAGCGTATTCCTTTCTTGTTCGAAATGTTCAAAGTTCCATATAAACAACAAGAAGAATTTCTAAAACTTATTGTTGCAATACTGCCTAACTTTAGCAAAGGTGCACATGATGCTGGAGGTAATGGTGGTTATTTAGCTGAAGCCATGCAGGTTAAATATGGTGAACGAATTGAAGCTATCATGTTGACTGAAGCATGGTACCGTGAAAATACACCACACTTTAAAGCCTCACTGGAAGATGGTGATATTGAGAACATGCCAGCGGATCAGGATGTAATTGAAGATCACCGGGCTTTTGTGATGGTTAATGGTGTAGCACGAATTCCAGCACAGGGTAAATCTAATTCAAATAATAAAGATCGTCACGGTGACAGTGCTATAGCCCATTTGCTGGCTGATTATGCCAGCAACCATCCTTCAGCACCGATTGAGTTCATTCCACTACCTTCTAGAGAAGAAATTGAAACGAACCCAGATGATTATGATGGTTGGTTTAGTGATGTTGGATGTTATTGATCTTCAGTCTTATCCCAGAAAATATGTGGAAAGCTTTCTGGGATTTCTGGAATATCAATTGTAGTTAATCTATTTGCATTAGGTATCCCTACACCATAAACAAACTGAATTTGTTCTTGGTTATGAACCTGTTCTGGATGCCAAAGAATAAATGCTTCCGCAGGTCGTTGTAAGTAGAAAAGCCTTAACTCATTAGAGTTATACGTGAACTCATCATCGTTAAAATATTCATTCAATGCATCATTAACTAAATCATATACATAACTAAGTTCTTTCGTATAGGCCTCTGAAGCGTGGGGTTTTAAATAAGCAAGAACCCGTGGTTCACCATTAACTCTGAAATGAAAGATTGGAATTTCCCACCCCATATTATTTCTCCTAATTAGCTGGAAATGCTTCCGCCTGAATAAAAAGTATTAAAAATATAATAATTTAAAACGAGGTGACGAAACTTGCTGGAACAAGAATCGCCCCCTTTGGTAAAAGTGCTACCGCAGGCTTAGCCTCGTTACTGTGCACACAGTTATTGCAGGCTATCAAAAATGAAAAAGTTTTGCAGTAGGTGAAATAATGAAAACCAAGCCAATTGTTCCTTGGATGGGTGGTAAGCGTCGTCTGGTGTCGCAACTGATTGAAAAAATGCCAGAACACCAATGTTATGTAGAGTTATTTGCAGGTGGCGCAGCTTTATTTTTTATGCGTGAAGAGCAATCTAAAGTTGAAGTGATTAACGATTTAAATGGTGAGCTGGTGAACTTATATCGAGTTGTGCAGCATCACCTTGAAGAGTTCGTGCGTCAATTTAAATGGGCGCTGGTAAGTCGCCAGATGTTTGAATGGCTTAAATCTGCCAGTGTGGATTTAATGACGGACATTCAACGTGCAGCACGGTTCTATTACCTACAACATACTGCATTTGGTGCGAAAGTTTCAGGTCAAACGTTTGGTACAAGAACTGCAGGCAGACCAGTGAATTTACTCCGTATAGAGGAACAACTGAGTGAAGCGCATTTGCGTCTCTCCGGAGTGACAGTTGAGCATTTAACTTGGGATGCATGTCTACTGAAGTATGACCGTCCTCATAGCTTTATGTATGCCGATCCACCGTATTGGAAATTGGCTGGCTACGGTGTTGGTTTTGGTTTGGATCAATATGAAAAAATGGCTGAGCTTATGAAGACCTGTAAAAGCAAAGTTATGCTTTCAATAAATGATCATGAAGACATGCGTGCCACATTTGATGGGCTAAATATTGCAACCACCAAAATTAAATATTCTGTGGGTAATTCTGGCTCAGGACGTGATGAAAAACAGGAACTCATCATCACCAATTACTGAAGCGTAGTGTTTATAGATTTATAAATCTTTATAAACGCGTTTTTCTGCATTTATTTTGCATTTTGCTGCAATGATCCGTAAAAATAAAAAAGGCGCTTAAATCGCAAATGAGCGCGTGAAATTGGGCGGAAGCATTTCCGCCTGATTTTAAGCCCGCTAAAATTTCACAATGGTGCAGAATCCTCAAATTGTATTTGCATCTATCATGGCTAAAAAAGACCGCACTTCTAAAAAACAAGATCGTACTGCATTAGAAACCCAGCAAACCGCAGAAGTATCTTGGCTCTCAAATCAGTGGCAAGAGCATCCAGTTGTTGGGATGACACCATATCGATTACATCAATTACTGACAGAGGCTGAGCAAGGCAATTTGCAGGCTCAGGCTGATCTGTTTTGTGATATGGAAGAGCGCGACGGTCATATCTTTGCGGAGATGGATAAACGCAAAAAAGGTGTAAACAAACTTGCATGGGGCGTTAAACCACCTAAAAATGCCAGTACACAAGAAAAGAAAATTGCTGAAGAAGTCCAAGAGTGGATTGATGATATTAAAAACTTTGAGATGTTCTTGTTCAATGCGATGGATGCTGTTGGACATGGTTATTCATGCCAAGAGATTCAATGGAAACGATTAGGTAATTTGTGGCTTCCAGATAGCTTTGAACATGTAGTCCCTCGAAACTTCATGACCCCCCATAACCAATTGAACTGTTTGCGTTTAAATGATGGCTCCCCAGATGGAGCCGAGTTCTGGGACTTTGGCTGGTTTAATCACTTACACCAAGCTAAAACAGGTTACATCAGTCGTTCAGGCTTATACCGGGTATTAGCATTTCCATTTGTTTTTAAAAATTATGCTGTTCGCGATGTGATGGAATTTTTAGAAATTTATGGCATGCCGATCCGTATAGGTAAATATCCTTCTGGTGCGACCAAAGAAGAGAAAATGACCCTTCAGCGTGCGGTTATGCTAATTGAACGCAATGCTGGTGGGACTATTCCCAATGGGATGAGCATTGATTTTGAATCAGCTGCTGATGGTGATACTGCCAACCATATGAATATGATCAAGTATTTTGAGCAGATTCAGTCAAAAGTCATTGTGGGCGGTACTTTGATTTCACAAGCGGATGGCAAATCATCTACAAATGCCCAGTCAAAAACACATGAAATTCAATTTGAAACATTGATAAAGTCTGATGCTAAACAATTAGCACGGTCAATTACTGACAATCTCATTGATTATTTGATGCGATTGAATTACCCCAATATTCCTAAAGATCGTTATCCGGAGTTTTACTTTGATACCAGCGATGTTGAAGACATGGAGGTATTTAGTAATTCACTTGAGAAGCTTGTTGGTGTCGGTATGAAGATACCTTTGTCATGGGCGCATGAGAAATTAGGTATTCCACAGCCTGCTAATGATAAAGAGCCTGTACTAGGGATTGTGCAGCAGCCAAGTCAATTACCAAATCTTGCATTAAATACATACCAGCCAAATTTATTAAATAACTTGATTGCTGCTAACTCTGCCCAATTGCCTGTTGAAGAACAGGCATTACAGTTATTACTGAAAGAACAATCTGAAACTGCTCAAACTACAGCTGAGGACTGGACAAAGCAATTATTGGCTAAGATTAATGCTGGCAATGAGGAAGAAGTTTTAGCACTTCTTCAAGATGTTTACCCAGCTGATGATGAACCTGCTCTACAAGAAAAATTAACACGTTTGATTTTTGCTGCCGAAGTTATGGGTCACTTAAGTGTTCAAGCGGAGCAAAGCTAATGCCGAAAGCTCAACGTCCGGAGTTGAAAGCTTTATTTGAACTACCGCCAAGTGATGCCATATCTTATCTTGAAGAAAAGGGTTTTAAGATTGGTTGGGATTGGCATGAAACCCTTGATAATGCACATAGCAAAGCATTTACCGTGGCAAAAATTGCCCGCATGGACTTATTGCAAGATATCCGTCAATCCTTGATTACTGCTATGGAAAAAGGACAAACACTGGAGCAATGGAAAGCCAGTATTACGCCAACCCTTCAGGAAAAAGGCTGGTGGGGAAAGAAAACCGTCATTAATCCAGAAGGTCGAGAACAAGAAGTTCAACTGGGCAGCCCACGTCGGTTGCGTACGATCTATGATACAAATATGCAGTCCGCTTTTGCAGCTGGACGGTACAAAGCAATGCTTGCAGGTGCTGAAGCACGGCCATACTGGGAATGGCGTCATATTACGATTAGCAATCCTCGTAAGCAGCATGTGGCCCTAAATGGTCGATTATTCCGTTTTGATGATCCGTTTTGGAATGTTGCTTATCCCCCAAGTGAGTGGGGTTGTAAATGCCGGGTGATTGCACGTTCTGCCCGTGAGGTTGAAGGTAAGGAAATTTTATCAGGTGAAGGAAATGAATCTGACATATATGAACGTGTGGGCGTGGATCGCAATACTGGAGCCGATGTTATTGTTAAGCGCACTCAGTTTGATATTCCAACTAAAGATGGGAAATTAACCTTTGCACCCGCTGCTGGTTTTAATGGCTCACCAGCTTCTAGCTTTTTGTTGAATGATGTAATGATTAATCGAGCGACTAACCTGATGGGAGAAGCTCGTGGACTAATTCAATCACAGAAGTTAATGACTAATCATAATCTTACAAAGGTTAATGAAAGTTTTGTGAATCATGCCCTGAAGCTTTCAAAATCTCAAAAACAGTTTAGTCCAATTGGTGTGCTTCAGTATGATTCAGTAAAATTCTTAACAGCGGCAGGTCAATCATTTGAATCTAAAATGATATGGTTGAGTGATGAAGTTCTTGTTAATAAAAAATACACTGATGTATCTCTAACTGAACTGATTGCTTTGCCAGATTTAATTGCCAATGTGGAGCAAAAGCTTTGGAATAAACAAACTCAGGTTTTGTTTTATGTATTGCCACATAACGTTGTTATTGAGTTCAAAGTGGTATCTGGACATTTGCAAGTATCTCGTATCTTCAAAAATATGCCTCCAAATGATTTTGAGGTGATTGAATGAGCTTTATTCAAATCAAAAATGATGCTCTGGTTTCTCGTTTAGGCCAAGCAGCTGATCGTATGGGTGACACCACACCATTATCGGCAGCGATTGCAAATACATTTGCCGCTATAACTGAAGATAACTTTGATGCAGGTGGACGTCCTAAATGGGCTGGTCTGGCTCCGGATAGATCACAATCTTCTTACCTATACCAATCAGGGAATTTGCGACGTAGTATCACGACTCAATATACCCGTGACCAAGCAATCATTGGCACCAATGTTCCTTACGCCCCCATTCTGCATAACGGGGGGCAAACTCGTCCGCATGTGATACGTCCCAGAAATAAACAGGCATTGTCATTCAATGGCAAGGTGTTTAAACAAGTCAATCACCCGGGAAGCAAGTTCCCGGCACGACCATTCTTGCCGATGGATGAGCACGGATTCTTACAAAAAGAGGCAGAAGATGCAGTGTTAGATGACGTAGATTTTTATTGGCATAGAAGCTTTGAATAAGAATAAATAAACTGGGCGGAAGTGTTTCCGCCTGATCTTTTTTATCCCCTCAATTTAATCTCATAACATCTTTTTAAAAGTAGATGTTATGCCTAAATCAATTCTTGTCGCTTCATGCTCAATTGACTTGAATGCTACATCGACTCATTTGGTACTTGTTCCTGAAGGAACATTCAATGGAGTTGATGGACGACCTTTTGATGCACCGCATTGGGTACTTACACCTGAACGTGGTGAGCAGATTGTTGCTGCATTAAATCAACGTAAGGTGGACATGGTTATTGATTATGAACATGCCACATTAAAAGCACAGGAAACTGGTGAACCAGCTCCCGCTTCAGGATGGTTAAAAGCAGCATCTTTTTCATACATCAAGGGAGTTGGCATATGTAGTACTAATTTTAAATGGCTCGATAAGGCCAAAGGCCATATTGAGAAGGAAGAATATAAGTATTTATCACCCGTTCTTTTTTATACCAAAACAGGTGAAGTCGTTGGACTTCATAGCGTTGCATTAACCAACACCCCTAATCTCGATAATCTGCCCGAGGCTCGTCTTGCTGCCTTGGCACAGGATTACTTTACCCAAAATTCCACACAGGATTCTGAAATGGAAGAGTTATTAGAACAACTGCGCTGGATGTTAAATCTGCCATTGTCTGCAACAGCAGAAGAAATTTTGGCAGAACTTAACAAGCTGTCAGCGCAAATCAAAGAAAAAACCGGTGTTGCTGTAGCTGCAAATGGTCAGCACCTTTTTGATGCCTTAGCTGCAATTGATCAGCTTAAGCTGGCTGCAAACAGTCAAGATCAAGTCGATATGACTCAATTCGTTCCAATGGCTGTTTATCAAGAAGCGGTTGCAAACGCAGGTAATGCTGAAGCTGCTCAAAAGGCAAAAGAAATTGATGACTTGATTATGGCTGCATGTAGCGATGGTCGTTTAACTGGTCAAGTAACCATTGCATGGATGAAGGAACAGGCAAAAACCAATCCTGATTTTGTCAAAGCTCATATTGAAAGCCTGCCAAAAATCGCAGCTTTAACTCAACGTCAAACTGAGCAAGTGAATTTAGCAGCAAACCATCAGCAACAACCTGTTGTAGATGAAATTGCCACTAGCATTGCGACCCAATTAGGGCTTGACCCAGCAGATTTAGGAGCTAATCCATGACATATATGCAAAATGGAATCGTCACTGAAATGCGTGACGGTGAGTTAATCCCTGTCCCATTAAAAGCTGGTGCAGTGGTTCTGGTCGGGACATTCGCATTGGTTGATGACACGGGATTTGCTGTTGCTTCAACAGCTGCAATTGCAGCAACTCAAAAGGTTATGGGCGTTTGGGACAGCTCGGCAGATAACACTGATGGCGAATCTGGCGACGTTCTAGCCTGTGTACGTCGAAAAAAACAATTCTTGTTCCGCAATTCAACAACTGATGCCGTTACGCAGGCTGAACTTGGTGAAGACGTTTTTGTGGAAGATAACCAAACCGTCGCTAAAACAACAGGTGCTGGTCTTCCGGTTGCTGGCAAATTTATGGGTTTTGATACGCAATTTACTGACTGCGTTTGGGTGGAGATTTAATTAATGGTTATTACTGAACAAAATGGTGCTCGTATTCTGAATGCTTTGAGTACAAGCCTTAAACTAGTATTCAAAAATGCATTTGATGCGGCTCCTAGTAACTATGCAAAAGTAGCAATGGAAGTGCCAAGTACTGGTGCATCTAACACTTATGCGTGGACGGATCGCTTTCCTGCTTTACGTAAGTGGATTGGTGATAAAGCAGTTAAAAAATTAACAGGTCATGCCTATATCCTGGTCAATGAAGATTATGAAGCTACTGTTGAAGTGGATCGTAATGATATTGAAGACGATAACTTGGGTATGTACACCATCGAAACTCAAGCTGCTGGTCAATCAGCTAAAGAATGGCCTGATGATCTTGTCTTCACTGTTTTGACAAAAGGCTTTGAAGAAAAGTGTTATGACGATAAGCCTTTTTATTCAACTGATCACAAAGTCGGTGAAGGTAAAAATGCCAAAGTCTTTTCAAACAAACTTACCAAAGCATTAAGTGTATCAACACTGGCAGCTGCACAAGCAAGTCTTGGTGCTGCAATGACCATGATGCAAGAACTAAAAGATTCAGAAGGTAAGCCACTCAACTTAAAAGCAAACCTTTTAGTTGTGCCTCCAGCATTACGAGAAGTTGCTAATGCCTTGATGACTACAGATCGCCTAGAAGATGGGAAGGTAAACCCCTATAAAGGTGAATTTGAAGTTTTGGTATGTCCTTGGTTAGAAACAAAAACTGAATGGCACCTTTTAGATGCATCACGTCCAGTCAAACCAATTGTCTATCAACCCCGTAAAAAACCGAACTTTGTTGCTCAATTTGACATGAATAGTGACAGCGTCTTCATGCGTAAAAAATATCGTTACGGTGTGGAAGCTCGTGGTGTTGCTGGTTTTGGTTTATGGCAAATGGCTGTGGGTTCTACTGGTACTCAGGCATAAGGTGATTTGATATGTATGCAACGGCAGACGCGATGATCAAAAAGTTCGGTGAAAGAGAATTAATTCAACTCACTGATAATGAAGAATCTGAATATTTAGATGCTATTAATTACGACAAGTTAAATGCAGCCCTGCAAGAAGCTAACTCGGAAATTGATGGTTATTTAATGGGTCGCTATAAGCTGCCGTTGCAAACTGTCCCTCCATTCCTTGAAAGCCTTGCTTGCCATATTGCACGCTATCATGCATGCACTGGTGCAATGACTGACGATGACCCGATCCGCACACGCTATGTCGATGCCATCAACAAATTGAAAGATATTTCTAAAGGTATTGTTGGTGTTGGTGGTACGCCAGCTGGTGAATCTGAGCCTGTAAAAACTTCATCTAACAATGTGATGTTTCAAGTTGGACGTCATGATTTTGGAGGTAAAGGCTGGTGATTAATTTAAGTGTTGTCGAACAAGGCCTTAAACAAGTCATGGCTAATCAGGTCACTGATAAAAAATGGACTTGGGTTCGTCAAATCAAAACGTATGGTGGGGAATTTGATGATGGCTTGACTGCTATTGTTAAAGGATTCCCAGCGATATGGGTGGTTTTTGAGGGTTCTGGCACCCCTAAAAAGATCAGTTATAACAAGACTCAATATCCAGTGACTTTTGTAGTACTCGTTGGTGCACGCTCTGTTCGTAATGAGGAAGCACGTCGTCAGGGTGCTGGAGGTGATATTGGTACATATGAAATGCTGGATCATGTTCATCAGCTCTTGATTGGTAATGATCTTTCATCAGTTGGTGTTAAAGGGCTTGAGCCTTTGGAATTAGGCAAAACCAAAACCATTTTCAATACTAAAACTGCTAGTCAGTCGATTAGTGTGCTTTCTCAAGCATTTACTACGCAATACACAATTACTGCTTCTGATCGTGACCGTGAAGAAGCTGATGAATCTATCGGTGAAATCCATCGAATCAATGTCGATTATTTCTTTGAGCCGGGTGATGACGTTAAAGACGCTTCTGATCTGGTTGAACTGAAGGAAAATAAATAATGAGTATTCCTGCTGGTATTAAAACACCGGGCGTTTATACAGACGTCAATATCAATACCCTCCGCACAGGGCTTCCAGCCAATGAGCAAAAAGTTCTTTTTGTGACGCTAGATGTTTTGTCCGGGCAATTCACCCCAGTTGATGTTTATGACACAGCTGGAGCCGATGCTAAGTTCGGCGCTAATTCGCAAGCTGGTCGCATGATTAAAGCTGCGGTTAAAACTTATCGTCTTGTTAATGCTCAGGCTGTGGCATTGGCGGTAGAAGGTGTACAAACACAGGCAGCTCTTCAGACTGAAAGTGGAAGCGCACTTTTAACTGAAGGTGGTGCTTTGATTGAACCTTGAGGTACTAATTAATGGCTCAACAAACAATCGTTATTGAAGTACCCGGCACTCCAATTAGTGAGCTTGAACCGACTTCAAGTGTTTCACCAAATGATGTTTTGCCAGTTGTTCAGGGTGATCAAACCAAAAAGGCACCTTTAGAACAGGTGGCAGATTTGGTTAAGTCTGGATTGGGTACGGCTGCATTAAAAAATGAATCTGATTTTGCCACACCAGCTGCCGTCGCTGAAGCAAGTCAAGCAAGTCAAATGCGTGATGATGCTCAAAACGAGCGTATTGATAATGTAGAACATGGGCTTGTGTCAATCGGTAGCGGTGCAGATGCTTCTTTCAGTACTTACGCTGAGATGATTGCTTATGTACCCCCAAAAGCTAACGTTTCCGTACGAAATAATGATCCGGATCCAGCATTGCGTGGTGTTTATATTTGGACAGGCACACAGTATGTTTCTGGTTATGATCCTCTTGATGAAGCAAAAAGATTTGCACTAGAGGTATCTGAAGAAAAAGCCAAAGAAGAAGTCTCTAAAGTATCAGAACAAACAACAAGCCAAGAAAATGCTGTAGAAGTTAAAGACAAATATGGAAATATGCTTTTCCGTATTGATGTGAGCTCTTTAGTATATGTTGAAGGTTTTAAAGAATCTTTACAATCTATTCTTAAAGACTTGTTAAGCAAAGGTACATTTATTTTTTTGGATGAAAATGGTGGCAATGTATTAAATGTCAAAGATATGAATAATAATTTAGCATTGTGTTTAGATAAAAATAATGAATTATTTTTATCTGGATTGGACCAATCAGTACAGTCTCTTTTAAAAAATATCGGAAAAAATGAGACTGTAAATTAA